CTACGATTAGCTCGGGCTTGCTCGGGCTTTTTGGAGCGGGGTCTATCTTTTGCTCATGCACGTGGCTTTTCACGTTCAGCTTCACAGGATTGTCATTGGTGCGCAATGCCAGGGGATGGATTTCTGCGCGAGTAGCAGGGGCCACTTTAGTCGAGCTGAAAGAGCGCTCGATGAAGATGGCCAGGTCCTCTCTGAGCGTGCTTGCCATGATCATTGGGGTGCTTACGATGATTCAGGGTCTGCGCAAGATTTGTACGCGAGGTACAAAATCTAGCATGACCAAAGGCAGCAACCCACATGAGCCTGAGGTCCAGGGAGGAGCTTTGTCCAGCGTTGCGCCTAGCGCAGCTGCAAAGGACCCCGTGATCAAGGTCAACACGTGGGAGCGCAGGGACGTGGATACGTGGTACCGTGCTGAGGGCATTACACGCAACATGACGGATGAGCAGATCTACAACAAAGCCGCTAAGCAAGTGTATGTCATGACCATATCATATGAGTCTGGCAACACAGTGGCTTCAAACTGTTTCATTCCAGCCACCAACTACTTGGTAGCTCCGGCACACAACTTTCTAACGCCGGATGGTGCATACAGTGCAATCAAGAGCATCAAGCTGCAAGCAACCACGGAGAGCAGGGGACCAGTGTTTCGGATAAAGGTTTCGCCCAAAGTGATGTACAGGTTACCAGGAGATGTGATGCTTGTGCAGATCAATTCAGGCGGGACGATGCCGGACGTGTTGGACCTCATTGTTGCTGAGAGCCCCACGCAGCCATTCCCAGCGGTGGAGATAGTCAGGTCTGTGACAACCTGTGAGATCAAGACATCGCGCTTTGTGGCCACTCCAGAGCGCATTATCTGTGGGTCGTACAATTGGGTGTACGACGGCTACAGTTACGAGCGAGAGGAGCCCACATACAAGGGTCTCTGCGGAGCGATACACCTGGCGGCGGGGCGTTTCCCCCAGGTTGTAGGTTTCCACACAATGGGTCGCACTGGCGAGCACAAGGGAGTTGCGTGCATGTTCACACGCTCTGACATCATCGAGGGCATTGGCGAACTCCAAAAGACAGGCATCTTGTCTGCGCCAATTGTGACACAGCCCACCACGGCGCCCTACGTCCCCGCTGGTATGGAGGCGGCGGGGCTGATCGAGCCATTGTCCGAACGCTCGGTGATGCGAGAGATGGAGCCGGGCACTGAGTTCAAGCCCCTGGGATCATTGGCAAACTACACACAAGTGAGGCCCAAGTCGCGACTGGCGGTTAGCCCGATGTCTGCGCTGGTCAACGAAGAGTGTGGAGAGCCTTGCAAACACGAACCACCAAGCACCATTGGCAAGGCAACCGTAGAGGTGGCCAAGCTGAAGGAGATGGCGGGGCGTATTGCAATGAACCCCGACGACATGGCGTTGGCTCTGGAGGACCAGAGGGATGAGTTGCGAGCTGCAATAAAGAGCTTGAACTTTGGGCCTTACCTCAAGAAGCTAAGCATGGACGAGGCCACGTCAGGGATTGAGGACTCAGCGACAGTCCGCGGGATCAACCGCAGCACAGCAGCTGGTTTCCCTTTTGTGGGGGACAAGAGCCGCTTTGTGGTGGACAACCCGCGGCCAGGCTTACCCGACGCTTTCTCATTGACCCCGGCTACGCAGATGGATGTGGAGCGGGCAATTGAGCGCATGGAGCGCCTTGAGAGGTGCAATTTTGTGTTCAAGGGGTCACACAAGGATGAGCCAGTCAAGATTGGCAAGTTGAAGACGCGCGTGTTTGAGGGCAGCCAGCTTGTCCTCACAGTCATCACACGGATGTACTTCATGCCGATGGTGCGACTGTACCTTCTTGCAAGAGAGCAGACGGGCAGTGCAGTGGGCATCGATGCCACGAGCACGCAGTGGGACAGATTGCACGAATTCATGGCTGAGTACAATGGCAAGGAGTGTGTAGTGGGGGATTGGCCCCACTACGACACGTCGCAAGTGTACGT